CAAGACTTTCAACTAAATCAGTAAAAAATGGGGGTTCGGCTATGACTCTCTTGTTGTAAATAGCCGAACCCAGTTATATGCTCATATAACTCTCACAAAGGAGCGAAAAAAATGAAGCGACGAAAAATGTCTAATAAATCTTCAAAGCGCACTTTCAAAAAAAATTCCGGTGTACAAGCTATGAATAATATTAATCCCCGCACTATGCGTGGTGGTATAAGACTCTAAAAAAAAAGGCCCAATACAGTGCAGTGTATCAGACCTATTAAAGCGAACCTCGATATAGAGGGAAGCATAACATTTAATCAAAAATTGTCAATGAAAGGTTTAGAACCTTTCGAACTCCCATGCCGTAAATGTCTTCCTTGTAGACTTAATACTGGCCGTGAAAAAGCTATACGCGCCTGGCATGAAACCCAAATGCATCCGCAAAATATATTTCTCACTCTTACCTATGCAGATGAACATCTTTCATCTCCTAAACTTGTGTATTCTGACTTCCAAAAATTTATGGAAGATCTTAGAAACTGGATAAAACAGGACAAAAAAAGTCCTTATCCTCCCGATCATAAAATAGACCGCATGGTCACTGGTGAATATGGCGACAAAAACAAACGACCCCACTGGCACGCAATCCTCTTTAACTTCGACTTCCCTGATAAAATTCAAGAAGCTCAAAATAGAGAAAGACCTGACGACAAAACTTACACTTCTGGAATCCTTAGCGAACTCTGGCCCTACGGCCGATCAAATTTTGGACTTGTTACCATCGACTCCGCCTCATATGTGGCACGCTATGCTGCAAAAAAACTTACTCATGGACGAGATCAAGAACACGATTATCATCCTATCCATAGAACTCCTTCGCTTAGAGGAATGGGACGCTCATGGATTGAAAAATTCTGTGATCATACCTTCCACAATGGATTCGTTGTACTCCCAAATGGAGAACTTAGTAAAATTCCCCGTTACTACGTAGACTGGGCAAAAAAATATCGCCCTGATTTATACACGTATTATGTTACAAATGTTCTTCCCAATGTAATTGACCTAGCGAAACTTAATCAAAGAAAGGAAGCCCTCCAATATTTAAACAATCCTTCGCCCCGTGCCATTACACGTCCGAAAATAAAAGAGACTATATTAAAACTTAAATTTAAACGTCTTCAAGAAAGGCTCAAATTATGAACTTAGGTTCCAGATACAATCAACATAGCTTTGCTAAAGTCCCTCAAGTAAACATGGCTCGATCAAGATTCGATCGATCATCCAATGTAAAAGACACTCACAACTTCGACTATCTTAATCCGATCTTCGTTGAGGAAGTCCTTCCTGGCGACACTATGAATCTCACTGTTAAATCTTTTATGCGTCTCGCTACTCAAGTGGTCCCTCTTCTCGACAATATGTACGTCGATTATTTCTTCTTCTTCGTACCCAACCGCCTAGTATGGCATAATTGGGAAAAATTCAATGGTGCTCAAGATGACCCCGGTGATTCTACCGATTTCCTTATTCCTCAAGTAACTTCTGTAACTGCCCCTGTTGGCTCTATCTTTGATAAATTTGGTATTCCTTCTTCTACTGGTATTGCAATCAATGCTCTCCCTTTCCGTGCTTATAATCTTATCTGGAATGAATGGTTCCGTGATCAAAACTTACAAGACCGTGTTCTGGTTTCAAAAGACGATGGACCCGACGCCGCTACTGAATACACTCTTCTTAAACGTGGCCGCCGACATGACTATTTTACTTCTGCTCTTCCTTGGCCTCAAAAAGGTGACCCTGTATCTCTTCCTCTTGGCGTATCTGCACCCGTATATGGTGAAGCTATCGACCCCACAGTTAACGGTTCAGGTATCGGACTTCAAATTAAAGGCCCCGCAAATACAATCCAGTATACAACTGGTTATCAGGACACCACCGCTCCAAATACAATGCTTCGATCAATTACTGCACCCACTGGTGGTGCACAACCGTGGAACATTGCATCCGCAGGACAGGATTCTCGTGTATATGCAGATTTATCAGAAGCTACAGCAGCAACTATCAACCAATTCCGTCAAGCAATTATGGTTCAATCTCTCTTAGAACTCGACGCCCGTGGTGGTACCCGTTATGTAGAAATCTTACGCGCCCACTTCAACGTTGTATCTCCTGACTTTCGTCTTCAAAGACCTGAATATCTCTCTGGTGGTTCTACCCGCATCCAACAACACGTTATTCCTCAAACTTCTGAATCTGGGACAACTCCTCAAGCTAACCTTGCCGCGTATTCAACTGCCGCAAATATGTCCAACAACATTGGCTTCTCAAAATCTTTTGTTGAACATGGCTATGTTATAGGGTTAATGGCTGCACGTGCAGACATCACCTATCAACAGGGCCTCAACAAAATGTGGAGCCGTCTCACTCGCTATGACTTCTTCTGGCCTAAACTCCAAGAGCTTGGTGAACAAGCTATCTTAAACAAAGAAATTTACCTCCAACAAACCTCCGCTGATAACGATGTATTTGGATATCAAGAAAGATATGCCGAATATCGTTACAAGCCTTCAGAAATCCGTGGTCAATTTCGTTCCTCTTATGCTCAAACTCTCGATGTCTGGCATCTCGCAGACGAGTATTCTACGCTTCCTGCTCTTAATGACACTTTTATTCAATCTGACACTCCCATTGAAAGATCTCTCGTGCTTCCAGACCCTACTTATCCTCATCTTTTATGCGACTTCTGGTTTGACCTCAAACACGCTCGCCCAATGATGACTTATGGTGTCCCTGCAACTTTAGGACGCTTCTAATGGGACTCAATCCTCTTGCTATCTTAAACCCCAGCATGGCCCTTGGGGCCGTGACTGCGGGTGCCTCTTATCTCGGCCAAAAGGAAGCAAATGAAACCAACAAAGAAATTGCTGCTGCTACAACTGCTGCAAATATGGCCGAGTCTTCAAGAAACCGTGAATTTCAAGAAAGGATGTCAAATACAGCCTTTCAACGTCAAATGGAAGACCTTCGCAAATCCGGTATCAACCCATTGCTTGTCACTGGAATGTCTGGTGCCTCCACTCCGTCCGGCTCTGCTGGTTCTGGTGCAACTGCTACTGTTCAAAACGAATTAGCTGGCCTGCCTGATGCAATTCAGGCTGGCGTTGCTATTCACAACCAACAACTCGCATCTGCTAAACAAGGTGCTGAAATTGGTCTAATGGCTGAACAACAAAAATTAGCACGCGCCCAATCTGGCAAAGCTGCTATGGAAACAACTGTTCTCTCTAAAGACCTACCCATTGCTGATTTCAAAAATAAGGTTTACAACTGGGCTAAAGATGCTTTCTCTCAAAAAGCGAATACTGCCAAAGACCTTGTTAAAACACCTCAGCAGTGGTCCGACTTCAAGAAAAAACAAAATGAAGAATCCCGTGCACGATGGGAAAAAGCCCTTAAAGTGCAACGAGATGAAATGAACAATAGAAAACTAATTATGAAAGGACCTAAATAATGAAAAAAATTGAAATGCGCGAAAATGGTACTCGTCGAGTTTACATTGTAAACGACGCCCCTTCAAAAACCGATCAATCACAAGCCGCATCTTGTGATGTTAACAATATTATGTCCAAGTACAAAAAAACTGGGCAACTTACACATCTTGCCCGTAATCAAGGCGTCTACGCCGATGTGAGCCAAATTCCAGACTTACAAGAAAGTCTTGCTCAAGTAGAATTAGCAAATGCTGCTTTCGCTTCCTTACCTTCAGAGGTCCGGCAGCGTTTCCAAAACTCCCCCGTTCAAATGATCGAATTCCTACAGGACCCTTCCAACGACGAAGAAGCAATTCGCTTCGGTCTAAAAGAAAAGCGCGGACCGGTGGACACACCGGCCGCAGACAAGCCCGTTAAAGGGCGCGTCAGTAAAAAAGACGAAACACCTAAAGATGAGGAAGGGGCTTAAGCCCCGACCTTCTTAGCTTCTTGAAGAAGCTGTTCATGACTTGGCTTCTGTTCCATCTCTTTGGACAACTTTTTTAGTAACTGTCCAATTCTCTGTTCCGCAAATGCCTTCTGGCGCATCCAGTATTGCAATTTCTCTACATCTGAATAAGTCTTTTTGTTCTCCATGTTAACCTCCTGAGCTCGTGGGCTCACCGAGCCGTCCCCCACGAGTCATGAGGTTATAGCCAGTTGTAAAGTGCCCTGACAACATACGTGACATATATAAGTATCAGACCCTCCTACAATCAACGCGATCAATAAACGACGATTCAACGACGATCAATCAACGCGATCATTCCCGAGCTCATCTCAAAACGTTATATGGCACATTGTTGTAAAAGCACGACCAACAAAAAAACTGGCGACACATGCTAGACAAAAAACGAATCAGACAGATATTGCACACTCAACCGCCCATTGGGCATAACAAAAGGAACCGACGATGTTACTAAAAGTGTATTCCATCAGAGACTCAAAAGCCGAAGTCTTTAACCCGCCCTTCTTTAAGCATACGCATGGTGAAGCTGAGCGAGACTTCCGAAGCTTGGTGAACGACGAGAAATCTTTCGTCAACAAGTATCCAGAGGACTTCGATCTTTACTACCTTGGTCAATATGATGACCAAACTGGAAAAATTGAACCGCTGCCCACCCCTGAACATCAGCTTAAAGCAGCACTGCTTAAAAAACAGTCACAAGACTTTCAACTAAATCAGTAAAAAATGGGGGTTCGGCTATGACTCTCTTGTTGTAAATAGCCGAACCCAGTTATATGCTCATATAACTCTCACAAAGGAGCGAAAAAAATGAAGCGAC